GTTCACCACATTGGCATCAATCCTTGGCGGTTTGATCATGCTCGGAATGCTGCTCTTGCCCTTGTTCCTCGCGATATTGACGTATGCGTCAGCCTAGACATCGACGAGGTTCTTCAGCCCGGCTGGCGCGAGGAGATAGAGCGCATTTGGGCTGACGGGACAACCAACCTCGACTTTCTGTTCGACTGCGGCAACGGCATCGTTTTCAGGCCCCGGCGCATCCATGCTCGTCACGGATACAGGTGGCAGCACCCATGCCACGAGGTTTTGCTTTCAGATAGCCGGTTCCCTGAAAAAACTGTCAGCACCGACATGGTGCTGATGCGCCACGACCAAGACCCGACCAAGCCTCGCGGGCAGTACCTCGACATGCTTGAGCAGGCGGTCAAAGAGGCCCCCAACTGCCCCCGGAGCGCCTTCTATTACGCCCGTGAGTTGAGCTACCGCCAACGATGGGCGGACTGCATTGAGGCGTTCAAGCGGTACTTGCAGCTTCCCGGCTACCTGTGGTGGCACGAAAAGGCGTTCGCCTATCGTGTGATTGGCACGTCTTACAGCAAGCTCAGCAATTCCTCTGAGGCTGAAAAATATCTGCACCTAGCAGCCGCCGAAGCGCCCGGCACCCGTGAGCCTTGGTGTAATCTGGCTATGCTCATGTACACTCAGAACCGATGGGAAGAGTGTTTCGCCTACTCCATGCGGGCGCTGCGGATCACGCAGCCGGATTATGTCCATACCTCAGACCCCGGCGTGTGGGGATCTTGGCCGCATGACCTTGCCAGTTTGGCGGCTTGGCACCTGAAACTTCCAGAGATCTGCATCGAACAAGCCCGCTTGGCGGTCGATAAAAACCCCGATGACGAGCGCCTAAAGAAAAACTTTTCTTTCGTGGCGGAATCAGCTAAAGTTTTTGCAGCGTAGGGGTTTGGGATGATCGAAGAGCTTATCGTCAGGATGTTCAAGGCCCGTAACCAAGCCCACATGCGGCATTGGAAAACTGACTCGTATTCTGAACACAAAGCCCTCGGCCATTACTATGACGGTATCATTGACAAGCTAGACGAGATTGTCGAGGTTTATCAGGGCGGCTTCGGGCTTGTTGAAAACTTGCCAGACAGCACAGATGACGCTAAAAATCTTGTTCAAGAAGAGATGCTTTGGCTGACAAAGAATCGCGAAGAGATCGCCAAAAACATTCCGGCGCTCGAAAATCTGCTTGATGACCTTGCTGGCCTTCACATGAAGACGCTCTACAAGCTTGAAAATCTGAGGTAGCACGATGGCCGCGACAGGTTATACCCCGATCCAACTCTATCGGACGGCTACGGCTTCGGCAGCTCCGCTTGCCGCAAACTTGACCGATGGCGAAATGGCCATCAATTACAACACCGCAGACATGGCGCTCTACGCCAAGAACTCCGGTGGTGTGATCAAGTTGCTTATGAACAACCCGGCTGGGCTGAAATACCCCACCGCAGACGGCACAGCCAATCAGGTTGTGAAGACGGACGGGGCCGGGAACCTTTCTTTTGCGTCTCTGTCTGGCATTGCTGTTTCTACCTTCAGTGCCGGGTCTACGGGGCTCACACCTGCCACGGCGACAACCGGAGCGGTGACACTTGCTGGCACGTTGAATGTCGCCAATGGCGGCACTGGCGTTACGACGGCGCCCGCGAACGGTGCGTTAGACATTGGCAACGGCACGGGCTTCACCCGCACGACCCTGACCCAAGGTTCAAATATCACCATCACGAACGCTGCTGGTTCAATTACCGTTGCCGCAACCATACCGGCTAACGTCTCTTCTTTCACGGCTGGTACAACGGGACTTACCCCCAGCACTGCTACCACTGGTGCAATAACCCTTGCGGGAACCTTGGCTGTTGCGAACGGGGGCACGGGGTCAACAACTGCTGGCACAGCTAGAACCGCCCTTTCTGCTGCCTCTTCCGGGGCTAACAGCGACATCACAAGCCTGACTGGCCTCACCACCCCTCTCACGGCCCCACAGGGCGGCACTGGGTTTGGCACCTACGCTGTTGGCGACATCCTATATGCAAGCACCACCAGCGCCCTGTCTAAGCTTGCTGATGTAGCCACCGGAAATTCCTTGATCTCAGGCGGTGTTGGCGTTGCTCCCTCATGGGACAAGATCGGCCTCACCACGCATGTTTCTGGCACGTTGCCGGTCGCAAACGGCGGCACAGGTACGGCCAGCCCTGCATTGGTTCAAGGGACTAACATAACAATCACCGGAACTTGGCCAAACCAAACCATTAACTCTACAAGCAGTGGGTCTGGAACGGTTAATTCTGGCACTCTTGGTCAGCTTGCCTACTATGCTACTGCTGGAACGGCGGTTTCTGGCCTCACAACCGGGACAGGTGTTGCGACTGCTTTGGGGGTCAATACCGGATCTGCTGGCGCTTTCGTTGTCAATGGTGGGGCATTGGGAACGCCCCTAACCGGCACGTTAACAAATGCTACCGGGTTGCCGTTGACAACGGGCGTCACCGGCAATTTACCTGTTACAAACTTAAATTCAGGAACCAGCGCATCCGCCACCACTTTTTGGCGTGGCGACGGTACATGGGCTACTCCATCTGGCGGTGGCGGGTCTGCTACATACACAATCAGCAACAAGACGGCTGCGTACACGGTCGTTGTTGGCGATCTTGGCGCAATCATTAACTGCTCCGGCGCGACTAGCTTCACGGTTTCGCTGACTGCTGCGGCCACGTTGGGTTCAGGTTTTAACGTTTGGATTTGGAACAACACCACTACCACTGCAATGGCCGTAACCATTGATCCAAATAGCACTGAGACCATTGACGGCGTTGCCACGTTAATTTTGCGCCAAGGTGAAGGAACGCAGATTGTTTGCGATGGAACAAACTGGCAGACCGGCAATAAAAAGACGATGCGTGGGTACGCTGAAAATGTTACGGCAACGGCAACAAGACCCGTTGCTACGTCACAATATGCAATGGCAATTGGGATAAATTCCGGCGGAACTGGTTCGCAAGCCGTTACTGGCGCAGGCGCAATGGCTCTTGGCGGCTCCTACGCCTCCGGCATAGATTCGTTTGCGGCAGTAACCACCAATAACACTAGCAGCTATGGGGCAACTCAATCCAGTGCTATTGCTTTGGGGTCGCAGTGCAAATCTTCTGGTCAATATGCTTTTTCGGCTGGAAGTGCCAACATATCATCAGGCTCAGCTTCATATGTTCACGGGCAAGTCAGTACTGCTTCAGCAGACTATTCAATTGCCTTCGGGAATTTTGCACTCTCAAACGTAATTGGAAAAATGGCGTTTTCAGCGGGACGGTTTTCAAGCATTGGCGACGCTCAATATAGTCAATTAGTTATCCGCGCGTCTACAACCGGCTCAACGGTGGTGCTGACTTCTGACACCTTAACTGCTGCAACAAACAACCAATTAGTCGCGGCTTCAGATCAAGCGTTTGCCGTAAGTGGAACATTAATTGGCAAACAAAGTGGCTCTGCTAATATTGCCGCCTACACCGTGTCTGCAACCGTTGTAAACAATGCAGGCACTTTAACTGTGCCTACTGGAACTTTGACCTTGATTGGCACCGACAGTATCGGACTCACTACTTCGCCCACCTTAACCGCCGACAACACACTTAAATGCTTGAAGGTTACAAGCGGGGCGAAAACGGCGACTAATATCCGTTGGGTTTGCACGTTGCAGGCTTCCGAAATCACTTACGCATAAGGAGAAGCCCACATGGCCATTCAAGTTGATCTTGCTACCTCGCAGTACGGCGTTCCCTTTGCGGGCGCTTACTTTCGCATTGTCACTGCCTCTGTCATGCGCCAGCGTGGCGATGCTCCTCGTTTCAGCGTGATGCTTGACGTTGCCGGGTATGCCACCGCCCCGCAGGACGAGGACACCCGTGACGTTGATTTCCGGCGCTATCACACGCCCTTGGCGACCATTGAGGCGATGGCTGGCGACAACTTCCTTGCCAAGTGTTATTCTTGGGTTATGTCGCAGGAAGACATGAATGGCGCAGTTCCCGCATAATGGATCAGACAACCTTCAATCTCGCTTCCACCGCTGCTCTTGCCGCAGTTGGCTGGTTCGCCCGTCAAATGTGGGAGGCTGTTGGCTCGCTGAAGGATGACCTTCACAAGATTGAAGTTGATTTGCCGGTAAATTACGTTCGAAAAGACGATATGGACAAGCGCATGGACCACATCGAGGACATGTTCAAGCGCATCTATGACAAGCTCGACGGGAAGGCTGACAAATGAGCACAACGGAAGAGAAACAGGAAAAATTTGCTATTGAGATGGCAGCGAGCGCCAGCAAGGGCGCCCTCGTTGAGAAGATCACCTTCGCCGGTATCCCGATCCTGTTTTCTTGCGTTGTGTATTTGATGAGCGCGCTATCCTCGGCGAATAGCGAGATCATCCAATTGAAGTCTAAGATTGCAGTGGTCGTGAACGCCGACAACAAGGCCATCCCCCCGCAGGGAACAACCATCGACATGGCCCAGATCAGGGAGCATCTAAGTGATCAGATTGCCAAGGTCGAGAAGGAAAGTGCATTGGCCCGTGCTGCGATGACTCTGGACCGCGAGCGGTCGATGTCAGCAGTCGATAAGTCTAGGCTCGACATGGCGGCAGATGCTGCGCAGGCTAGATCCGCTATTCGCTTTGACATGGCGCAGTTGATAGCCGCGCTCGACAAGCGCATCACGCTTTTGGAGAAGGGCAAATGAGCTTACTTGATCAATTCGGCCCCCTACTTGGTCAGATAGCCCCCACCATTGCCACAGCTCTGGGAGGGCCTCTGGCTGGCATCGCCGTCAAGACCCTATCCAATGTCCTGCTTGGCCACGAGAATGGTTCCGAGGACGACGTGAAGGCTGCGATGGCCACGGCATCGCCCGACCAGCTTGTCGCCTTGAAGAAAATCGACGCCGACTTCAAGGCTCACATGAAGGAGCTGGACATCGACCTTGAGCGCATTGCCGCCGGGGATCGTGATAGCGCCCGCCAAATGAACATGGCCAACAGGGACTGGACGCCGAAGGTTCTCGCCTTTGCCATCACTTTCGGGTTCTTTGGCGCCCTGATCTTCATCTTGATATTTGGCGTCCCCAAGACGGGCATGGAAGTTATCTTGATGATGCTCGGCTCGCTCAGTACCTCATGGACTGGCGTTGTGCAGTTCTACTACGGCTCCAGCGCCGGGTCGAAACAGAAAAATGACATGCTTGCCGCGAGGGATGGGAAATGAAAGAGAACTGGGACAAGAGCTTCGCGATGGTTATTAAGAGCGAAGGCGGCTTCGTCAATCACCCAAAAGATCCGGGTGGCATGACAAACTTGGGCGTCACAAGAACCAATTGGCAGGCCTATCTGAACCGGGACGTGACCGAGGCGGAGATGCGCGCCCTGACACCAGACACTGTCAAGCCCTTCTACAAGGCCATGTACTGGGACAAGATCCGGGGCGATGAACTCCCCTCCGGCGTGGACTATGCCGCCTATGACCTTGCCGTGAACTCTGGAACTGGCAAAGCCGCCAAGTTCTTGCAAGAGATTGCAGGCGTCACTGCGGATGGCGTCATCGGCCCCAAGTCCCTTGAGGCAATCAAGGCATGCGATCCTGAGCAGACGGTTGAAGATCTTTGCGACATGCGGATGGATTTCCTCAAGCGCCTCTCGACTTTTGACACCTTTGGCAAGGGCTGGACCATTCGCGTCAACGATGTGATGGTCAAAGCAACGGAGATGGCATAATGGCGAAGAAACCGATCTGGGACAAGGCTAGACCGTCTGATCTTGGCGAACCTAAGTCATTGTCAAAGAAACAGAAATCAGGTGCAAAGGCTGCCGCCAAGAAGGCTGGCCGACCCTACCCGAACCTCGTTGACAATATGGCTGCGGCCAAAAGGAAGAAGTGATGGCGAAGTCTCCAGCTTGGCAGCGTAAAGAAGGCCAAAACCCAAACGGCGGTTTAAACGCCAAGGGGCGGGCTTCTGCTAAACGTGAAGGTTCTAATTTGAAACCTCCGGCACCTAACCCTAAAACTAAAAAAGATGAAGGTCGTAAAAGCTCTTTTTGCGCCCGCATGTCAGGTATGAAAAAGAAACTGACTAGCAAAGAAACCGCCAGTGACCCTGATTCTAGAATTAACAAATCACTAAGGGCGTGGAACTGTTAATTTTGAAAATCAAATGGGTTGCCTTATACAGTTATTCAAGGTTATAATCTGCCAACCACATGTGCATGCTGTAGCAGCTGCTGAAATACTGAGAGGGTATTTATGAGCTACACCATGACATATGATAGCCTGCTGGTCGATCTCCGGCGCTATCTGGAACGCGGGTTCACAGCCGAGAGCGATGCTATCGTTTACGATCA